TCACGCAAGCGACTGCCATTCAGCTACCGCGTCTTCCAGCGCGTCGTGCCAATCGCCCGGCGCCTGGTGCCGGTTTAGCAGCAAGGACACATCTTCGGGTTTGCCCTGGCGTGGAAACTTGGGGTCGCTCGCCGCAGCCGCGGCTAACTCGCCGAGCGTGCCGGGAGCCTGCTGTTTCGTGAGAAGGAACTGGCCGAACGCTTGCTGGGACATCGTCTGTTCTCCCTTGTTGAGTCGCGCAGACATTAGAACAAAGTGAGAACAAAGAGAAGTGAGCGTCTTAGCTTGCAGGCCTAAGGCGCGCTAAGGTGCGGAAGTGGTCGCTAAGGTGGGCTGGGGCTGAACAGAAGCCGCATCGTTGACCGAGTCGACGGTGCAGCCATCCGGCTCCGGTTTGGAGCTGCCCATAAATTGCCAGAGAAGTACCCGGTCACACTCCATCGTGACGACGGAGTTCTGTGGGTAGTCAGACTTGCCAGAAACCTTCGCCCTCACAGGAAGGAGGTAGATGGTATTGAGTAGCAAATCACCATCATTTTCGCCATGAACGACCGCAGCAAAATATACCGGCTGATTGGCATAAGTTTTTTCTGCTCCAGCCGGGTCACTATCAAATTCACGCTCCAACTGGGCGAGAGTAACGTTGATAGGCTTTGGCCTGGCTGGTTCAGAATATCGATTGGCAACATATGAAATGGAAAATAGCAACGCAATTGCTAACGCTGCAATTCCAAGCTTTTGTCCAGCATTAAGCGAAAATGACGACATGCTAATGCCTTAATTTAATGGGCGGGCTAGCGCACCAAGAACGCGAGCAACGACAAAAAATTGGTGCTCGTTCGCACTAAGGTCCGCTGGCGTGATAACACGCTCTTCGAGACGATCCCCGATTGCACCAAAAGCGCCGCTTCTATAGCTAAATCGCGATAGCATTATGCTGCCATCCACGCGGAAAAGATAATGCTGCCCTTCTAGGGGCGGCTCGGCCTTTGGCTGATCCTTACAGACGATTGCCGCACCGCTGGGAAGTCCGAGCGAAAAGTCAGGCGCCAAGGTCCGCGCGATCCAGAGCCCGTTCGAGTCGCCCAGGGTTAGGTAAAGCCAATCGCGCCTGAACGTTGTCTCGGAAAGCGGCGGCCCTTTCCCGAAGTCGTCGAACTGGCGAAGGTCGTACTCCGGAACGGACACCCAGTCAGCGGTATCCGCAGAGCGCAGAATTGCCGGTTCTTCCACGCCTGCGGCCAGCCAGCGGCCGGAACACTTAAGAGCGTCTGCGATCGCGAACAGCTTGTCCGAAGGTACAGACCTTTCCCCGTTCCAATATCCTGACATTGTCTGCGGGCGAATGTCCGCCAAGCGGCACAAATCCGCCGCCTTCAATCCTAAATCATTGGCTCGCTTGCGGATACGCGCACCAATGGCGGCCGCAGGCGTAATCGCTTGACCTCCGGTATCGTGGACGTATATATCCACGTTTGCAGACGATTTATCCGAGGTTGAGGACATGAAACGTTCAGCTCCCCACAAGGAGGACATCAAAGCGGCTCTGAGGAAGCGGCATGGATCGCTTTCCAGCTTTGAGAAGGTGCGCGGACTTCCGCACGGGTCGGTTCGGGATGTGTTGCGTGGGCGCGCGGTGACGAAGACCGCCCGCGCGATTGCGGTCGAACTCGGTGTCACCACCGAGCATCTCTTTCCTGGTCGGTTCAAGTCCCATATTGTGGATCATAGCCCAGCGATCGCGGACACGCATCGTCAAAATGCGGGGGTTCGCTGAACGATGGCGACCTCTCCACGCAAAGCTAAGCCAACGCCGCCCGCTGTGGCCGGTGAAGTCCTCTCGATCCCTACCGATCTGGTCGATCCCGACGCGGCTGGCCGCATCGGCCTTTACTACCCCATCAAGACTGAGGGCCTTGCCTCGCGCATTGCGGTGGATGGCCAATTGGAACCGATTTGGGTGCGCCGGGCGCCGGCCCGGTCGAAGTTTCCCTATGCGCTGATCGCGGGGCGCACTCGTCTCCATGCATGCGAAATGCTGGAACGGCCGGTGCTGGCGCGTGTGTTTGATGGTACGGACGCGGACTTTGCGCGCCTCCAGGCTAGCCAGAAGATCGATCGGCGCGAACTGAGCGTGCTGGAGCGCGCCATGTATGTGGCGGCTGTGGCTGAGGCGGCGCAGCGGCAGATTTTCAAGCTCCACGGCGTGAGCAGCCATCAAGCACTCGGTGGCGTCATTCGGCAGTCAGCTCGGCTCAAGTTGAGCCGAGCTGACGATACGCAGCTCAACTTGAGCCGCGTATCCAACGATCAGACACCGGCGCGTGGTGGTAACGAGCTAACCGAAGTCGAAGCCGAGGCTGACGACGCCGCTGCGGCGCTCGACAAGGTCTATAGCTGGCGTGAGCAGGTGCGCGATGCATGCGGTCTCGATCGCAACGCCCTAACTCGCGCGCTCACCATCCATCGCTGCCTGGTGCTGCCGCACCGCGATCTGATCGAGGCGATCAAGGATCATCCGATCGTCAATAACCAGCGCTGGTTGCTCAAGATTTGCGCGATGGCCGAGCCCGGCCGGGCCGAGGCGCTGCGCGCGCTGGCGGCGGAAATGGCTGCCTCTGCGGCAGGCTCGGGACAGGGCGGCGCGGCGGCAGGCCTGACGGCCGGTGCGGCGGCGGCGGGCGCCGAGCAGCCGAGCAACGACCGGGCGATGGTGCTGGTGCAGCGGGCGGTGAGCCTGCTCGACCGGATGGCCGAAGCGGAACGGGAAGCCTTTGTGGAGGAACGCGCCCTGACGCTGGGCGTGGCGGCCAAGCGGCGCCTGCTGGCGCGGCTTAGCGACGAACTGGGCGACGGGGGCAGGAAGTGAAGCGCGGCCCCACCTTCACGACGCTCGACCTGTTCGAGACGCAATCGGTGATCCTGGCACTGGATGCCCAGATCAAGCTGTTTGAGGCCAGGCTGGATCGTGCGCCCAAATCGGAACGCCTTCAGTGGCGCGTCCACGTGGATAGGCAAAAGGCGCTGCGCAATCGCCTCAATCAGCGGTTCGAACCGGCCATGGCAAAGTTGCATCGGCTGGCCGAAGAGGAGCGAGGCGATGCAAGGTAGCAATCCGCTCACGCCAGGCCAGATGGCGCTTTTGCGCTATATTCACGGCTATCATCTTGCGACCGGTGGCGTATCGCCCAGCCTGAGCGAGTGCGCGCGGGCGCAGCGCGTCAAGAAGACCATCATTTTCGACCGCCTTGGCGCGCTGGAGCGGAAAGGCGCCATCAAGCGGCTGCCGAACCGTAACCGCGCCATTGAGGTGCTTACGCCACCTTCCATCCCCACGATCAACGGCACGCCGCTTTATGCGGTGCCCGTCGTGCTTTCGCGGGGGGCATGATGGCTGGCCCCGTCTCTTTGGCCGAGCACTATCGGGCGCACCGGGAGGCTTTCGAGCTGGCCCTGCGCCTGGGCTGCACGCCCAAAGAGGCGGAGCGCAAGCTGCGCGCAGAGCAGCGCGCCAGGCGCCGGGTGTGCGGCACGGCTGCGCCGATCGCCGCAGAACAAGAAGACATGGCGCCGATGGATCAGCCGCCTGCGGATTTTGCGGCCTGGTCTGCGCCCTGGATGATGAGGGACTGACGATGCGTGGACCAATGGATACCAACAGCGTGCGTCAAACCATCGCCGTAATCAGATCGGTGCTGCTGAAGGTATATCTAAATGAGTGGAAAGCCGGATCAGAAGAGTACTGCCAAGCGCGCACTTACATTGAGGCTGCGTTGGTAGACATTTTGCGCGTCGCGACGCGAGCAGACATTCGCATTGATGGCTTTTACGTTCGCGTTCGAATCCACGGTATCTATGCCGTCAGCAAATACGGTGTCAGTGCTGCGCTAACCAACTGGCGCACCACCGCCGAAAAGCGCCTGGAGCAGTCGCTGTGAAGTGGGCTGGCCTGTTCCTCAACCTGATCGGCTGTGCGCTGCTGGCGCTGGTGCTGACGTTTGTCATGCTGGCTGACGCGGGCCGCGCCGATCGCGCGCAGGCTGCGCATTGCGCCCGTCCCACCGATGCGATGGCGTTGGTGCAATGGCACGGGTGCGCGCGATGAGCCGCCCGACCGAAAGCAACTGGCGGTTCGGCGCCCGCGCCCTGATCGCGCATCTGACGCGCGATCTGCCTGCCGATGCGACCGTGGCCGAACGCCGCAAGGCGCTGTGGGGAAAGGGTGCGCCGGCGCACCTGGGCACACGGTGGGGCCGCAAGATGTGGGGCAAGGAAGTGCGCGCCTATCTGGCGAAGCATGGCGACGCCTCTGCCAAGCCTGCCGGGCCGCTGTTCACCTGGCCGGCCGACGTGCACTTCCCGTTTCGCGGGGAGAACGCCGATGGCTAAGCGCGCCGCCCCGATCGAGTTTCGGCCCTTGGACAGCGCTGCGCTGAGCGGCCGATCGTTCCTGGTGCGCGAAGGCAGCGAGATGGCGCTGGGCCGGTGGAACGGCATGGCCTGGGTCTATCCGCCTACCGGCGGGCGCGTGCTCGATATTACCCCGGAGGCATATCATGACCCCGATTGGCGCAGGAGCGGTGCTTATGGCGCGTAAGCCTGTCCAGGCCGACGCCCGGCAAATCGGCTTCGTTTTCGAAGCGCCGGCAGTGGCGAGCGAGCCGGCCGAGCTGGCGGGCTATGAGCGGCAGATTTCGCGGGCCGTGGCCGAAGTGCTCAAGGGCGATCCGCGCAGCCGCGAAGTGATCGCGGCCGAGATGAGCGAGCTGCTGGACGAAGATGTCAGCGCGCACATGCTCAACGCCTATGCCAGCCCGGCGCGCGAGGAGCACAAGGTGGTGGCGAGCCGGTTCTTCGCGCTGATCGCGGTGACCAAACGCCACGACGTGCTGGACCGCATCCTGCGCCACATCGGCGCGGCGGTGCTGGTCGGCAAAGAGGTCCAGACCGCGCGGCTCGGCCAAATCGATCGGGAACTCAAGCGGCTGCAAGATGAGCGCCGCAAGATCGCACAGACAGCACCGCATATCGGAGAGGGACGGACCGCGTGACAGTGGTAACTGCGACATTCATCCAGGGGGAAGTGCTGGACACCGCGCGAGACGACGCGCGGGAGTGGTTTACTGCCGCTGAGCTGGCAGAGCTTGGCCTTCCGGGCGTACCCAACGACAAGCGCGCCGTGAATAGGCTGGCGCGGGACCAGCGGTGGCGCACGACCTTTGATACCAACGGTCATGCACTCGCCCGGCCGCGCCAAGGCCGTGGCGGCGGCGATGAGTATCATTTCAGCCTTTTGCCCGGCGCGGCACGGCTTGAACTGGCACGGCGCCAGATCGTGGCGCAGCCCGCGCCGCTGGCCGTGGCCGAGGATCCGCGTGCTCTCGCCTGGCGCTGGTATGAGAACCAGAGCGGAAAGGTGAAAGAGGCGGCCGAGAAGGCGCTTGCCGTGATCCAGGACGTGGAAAAGCTGGAAACGCAGGGCCTGTCTGCCTCGGCCGCTGTGGCGGAGGTGGCGCGGATGCGGGGCATCGGCGGCAGCACCGTGTGGGAATATCGGCGCCGCGTGAATGGTGTCCTGCCGGCCGATCGGCTTCCCGCGCTGGCGCCGCGTCGCCGGGGCGGCGGCGTGGAAGCGGACATCGATCCACAGATCATGCACATGATCAAGAGCGATTTCCTGCGTCCGGAAGAGCCGCCCTTTACGCTCTGCTATGAAGAAGCGGCCCGTTATGCGGCAGCACATGGCATCGTAATGCCGTGCGAGCGGACGGTTCGCCGCCGGCTTGAGCGGGATGTCGATCCGCGTGTGAAAATTCGCCTGCGGAAAGGTGCGGAAGCCCTGCGCCGGTCGATGCCGGCACAGCGACGGACGGTGGAGCACCTGCATGCGCTCGAATGCGTGAATATCGATGGTCACACCTTCGACGTGAAGGTGATCAATCACAAGGGGGATGAGATCAGGCCCATTCTGATCGGCATCCAGGATATTCGCAGCTCTAAACTGTTGGCCTGGCGCGTGTGCGAGACGGAAAGCGCGCACCATGTGCGCCTGGTGTTCGGCTCGCTCTTCGAAAAATGGGGCATTCCTGTCCACTGCGTGCTCGATAATGGGCGCGGTTTCGCCTCCAAGTGGATCACGGGCGGGGTCGATCATCGGTTTCGTGGGAAGGTGTTGCCGTCTGATCCAGTTGGCCTTCTGACGCGCCTGGACATCAAGGTGCATTGGGCGCTGCCGTATCGAGGCCAGTCCAAGCCGATCGAGCGCGCCTGGATGGACTTGACCAACCGGATCGCCCGCTCTGCCTTTATTGCCGGCGCCTACACCGGTTCGAACCCCACGCGGAAACCCGACAACTACGGCAGTCGCGTGGTGCCTTGGGATGAATTCGTGGCCCATGTCGATCAGCAGATCGCGCGGCATAACGAGAAGACCGGCCGGCGCGGTCGAGATTACAAAGGCCGCAGCTTTGACCAGGTGTTTTCGGAGACCTACGCCAATGCCCCGATCGCCAAGGCCACGCCCGAGCAGTTGCGCCAGGCACTGCTGATGGCTGACCGGAAAAGGGTCAACTCGAAGACTGGCGAGATCGATCTATTCGGAACGCGCTATTGGTCCGAGGCGATGGATCAAATGGGCCTTCATGGCCAAGAGGTCACGGTCCGGTTTGACCCCGACGACTTGCGCCGGCCTATCTATCTCTACTCGATGGACGGCAGGTACCTGTGCGAAGCTGCACATGTTCAAGACGTGCTGTTTCTCAATGCAGAAAGCGCAAAGGAGCGCGCCAAGATCGAGGCGACCCGGAAGCGGGCAGTCAAGGCGGGCATCGAGGCCGAGGCACTGCTCAATGCCGATCGGCTGGCAGCAGCCTATCAGTCGATCGAGACCACGCCGATTGAGGTTCAACCGAAGGTCATCCGCCCGGTGCGTGTGCGCGGCTCAAACGTCGCGGCATTGCGCGAGCAAGTGCCTGTCCAGGCCGCACAGCCGGAGGCCCAGAACCGCCTGTTCAATGCGCTGAGCAAGAAATCCAACCCGAAATTGTGGGTGGTTTGAACGATTAAGCGGCGTGGGGCGCGCCTAGGAAACTCACCCCACGCCGCCGGTCCCAAGAACGAGACAAGGAGTGCGTTACCATGAACGACGTTTCGAAGCAGCCCATCGATATCGAAGAGCAGCGCAATTGGCTGATCGAGCACAAGCGCACGACTGGCGCACCCTGGAGCGAACTTGCTGAGCGCGTCGATATCCCGACGGGCACGCTGTCGCAATTCGGTGGAAAGGGATATTCCGGCAACGAAGATAGGATCGCTCAAGCCGTTCTGCGCTTCCGCCAGCACCTGTCCGCGCAGGCCCAACTTCTCGCCACGACGCCCAAGAAGCCTGGGTTCTACGAAACCGAAACGAGCCGCTATCTCTCACACATGCTGCAATACGCGCAGGGCGACGGCGATGGCGGACGCCTTGTCGTCGCAGCCATGGGCGCTGGCACCAGCAAGACATCGGCAGCCAGTCACTACAAGGCATGTTTCCCGAACGCCTTCCACGTCGAAATGGCGCCTTCCACCGCCGGCGTGAACAACATGCAGGTTGAGCTGCTGGCGGCCATGGGGTCGGTCGATGCAGTTGGCACGCCGCAAAAGCTGAGCCGGCAGATCATGGAGCGAGTGAAAAATCGCAATGCCCTCATCATTATCGATGAAGCGCAACATCTGAGCGAAAAGGCTATCGAGGAAATCCGTAGCTGGAATGACAAGGTGGGCGTCGGCATTGCCCTGTTCGGCAACGCTGGCTTGCTGGAGAAGTTTGGCGGAAGCAGCCGCTCAAACGTCTATGCGCAGTTGTTCAGTCGGATCGGGTTGCGCCTGGTGCGCGCCGTGCCGACGATCGCCGACGTCAACGCATTTTGCGATGCCTGGAACGTCCAGGAAGAGGACCAGCGAACCTACTTCCGCAAGTTGGGTCTGATGCCTGGTGGCCTGCGTAGCACGACCAAGACGATCGAGCTGGCGATCATGATGGCATCGGCGGATGATCAGCCGTTGCATTTGAGCCACCTGCAAGACGCTTGGGCGCAGCTCTCTTCGCGGCAGGTGGCGGCATGAGCGCGGCCATTGAGCACGCCGCGCGCCTGGCCACCGCGATCAGCGACATTTCGCCCAACATCACCGTTGATCTGGTCTTTCATGGTCACGGCGTGGACGTGACCGGCAGGCTCGTCAGTCCAATCGCTGGGTATCGCACCTGCTTGCCAGTGACCTGGGCGGACCTGCGTCGCAACCCGGAACTATTGACGACTGCCGTGCTTTCGACGGCGCTGGGAATGGCGCGGACCGAAACCCGCTTTGAGCGGGTAGCAGAGATGAGGCCTCAAGCGGCCAAGGCACTGCTGGCCGATGACGAAGGCTATCCCGACCAAGGCCCTTGGGCCGCGCGTTGGGCGCTGGGCGGTGCGGTGATGACGATGGTCACGATCGCGATCTTCGCGCTGGTGCTGCGGTGACGCCGCACATGCCCGTGGTGACCATGGCAGCAGAGGCGCTGGGGCTCGACGCGGGCGAGCTGTTGTTGCGCCGCAGGGAACAGCACCTGGTACGCGGCCGCGCCCTGGTCGTGTGGCTGCTGCGCACCCTGCCGTCGCGGCCGATGTCTTATCCCGAGATCGGCAAGGTTCTGGGCGGGATGGATCATCAGAGCATGATCCACCTGCACCGCCGGGCCATCTACTTGCGCCTGCGTGATCGCGCGTTCGCCAGTGCCTGCAAGAGCTTTCTCACGCGCTTCTTTCTGAGCGAGGAGGATTTGCATGTCCGCCGCTAAAACCATCGCAAAGCCGGCGCAGTTCGATCGCGCCAGCCAGCATCGCCGGTCCATGATGGGCAAGGTGCATGTCGCGCGCCAAGCCCTGGGCCTGCATGAGGATGACTATCGCCAAATCCTGTTGGATGAGACCGGCGAAATCAGCCTGGCCAAGTGCGGCGAGGCACAGATGGCCCGCGTGCTCGCCAAGTTCGAGCAACTGGGCTTTCAACCGCTCAAGCCCAAGGGCATGGCCAGCCACCCCATGGCGCGCAAGGCGCGGGCCATGTGGCTGTCGCTTTATCACTTGGGCGCGGTGCACAACCCGGCCGAGAAGGCCCTGGAGGCCTTCGCCTGTCGGCAGCTTGGCTGCGAGCGCATGGCATGGGCGCGCCAGTCCGACGCCTATCGCCTGATCGAAGCGCTCAAGGCGATGGCCGAGCGCGCGGGCTGGAGCCAGGCCGGCAATCCCACCGTGCGCCAGTTGCGCGAGCGTCTTGCGGAGGCCGTGCTGAACGCCGCCAAGGCGGCAGGCATGGTCCCGGCCGACTGGCACCTGAGCACGGCCGCACGCCAGATTTGCGGCATCGAGAAGGCCATGGCGTGGTCTGCCGAAGACTATGACGAGGTTGCCCGCGCCCTGGGCACCGAACTGCGCGCGTATCGCGCCAAGGTGGCGTCATGAAGCGGTGGATTGAACCGACCACGCTTGGCTTCGACCGCGCGCCGACACTGGGCGGAGGCCGGCAAAGCCGCCAGGTGGCGCCGGCCTGGCGCACTGCCACGCTGATCCTGGCCGGTCTGTGGATCGTGTTCGCCCTGTCGCTGGTGGCATGACCATGACGCGCGCCACCAAATCGCTCACCGGGTCGCAAGTGCTGGACGACGTGGCCGAAGTGATCGGCGCGCAGGCTGCCCTTGACCTTGCTTTCGAGTTTCGCGGTTGCCGGCTCTACGTGCCCAAAGACCCCGATCGCGAGCCGCGCATTGCAGCCGCGATCGGGGCCGATCTGGCCGCGAAGCTGTGCGACCACTATTACCGCACGATCATGTACATGCCGATCAGCGAGGCGCTGCGGCTCAAAGCTCATGCGCTTTGCGCGCAAGGCATCACAAAGCGGGAAATCGCTGAGGCGCTTCACATTACCGAACGCCGCGTTTATCGCTTGCTGGAAAGCGCTGCTCCTTCAGTGCGCCGCGCGCGGCCACCACGACCAGAAGACCCCCGACAAATCCGCATGTTCTAACCCAGTATGACCCGGACCATCAGACTGTGCCGGGTCATCTAAAGATACCGTGCCATAATGAGCACGGCACCCGAAACCCCCGAAAATCCGCCCATCATCGTCCAGGGATATACCCCGCGCTATTGGAAGGCGGCATCCCGCTTGATTGGCGTGGAGGGCGGCCACGTCAATGATCCGCTCGATCGCGGCGGGGAGACGAAATACGGCGTCAGCCTGCGTTTTCTGGCTGCCGAGGGCGCCTTTGACGATGATGGCGACGGCAAGGCCGATTTCGACCTGGACATGGACGGCGACATCGATGGCGCCGACATTCGCCTCCTGACCAAGGGCGATGCGACCTACCTCTTCCACCGTTGTTTCTGGCAGCGGCTCCAGGCCGAGACCTTCGCCGAGCCGCTGGGCGAGATGATGTTCGACCAGGCGGTCAACGGCGGTCTCACCACGGGCCGCAAGTTGCTGCAACGCGCGGTCAACCAGTGTCTGCTGCAAATCCCAATGTCAGCCACACGGCGTGGCCTGCTGACCGTTGACGGCGATATTGCCGATATGACGCGCGCAGCTCTCAACGACGTGATGACCTGGCCGAAGCTCGGCGTGCCGGCGCTTGTGACGGCCTATCGTGACGCGGCGCGCGAACGGTATCGCCTGATTGCCCGGCGCTTCCCCTCGCAGCAGCGCTATCTGAACGGGTGGCTCGCCCGCGCAGACCAGCTCGGCCGCTGATCGGGAGCCCGGCACATGGCTGATATCGTCACCGTCAATCCCGACCAGTTGGGCGAAGCTGCGGCGCCGACCGATGAAATGGCGGCCGTGGTCTTCGCGCCTGGCGGACCGCTGCAAAAGCTGGCCTTTGACAAGCTGCTGGCGAAGCTGATTTCGACCAACCTGTGCAAGGCCGACAAGGCTTCGCTCGATGCCGACCTGGCTCATGATGCCGATGCTGTGGCCCTGGTTTTCAACGACCCGAGTGCGCTTCAAAATGGCTGGTATCGCAAATCCGGTGCCTCTGGGGCTGGCGCTTGGACCCAGTTCGAGGTGTTGTCGAAGGGTGTGAAAGACGCGGCGCAGGCCTACGCGGAGGATGCGCAGGATCAGGCGGTGCTGGCTGGGCGCTATGCCAACGACGCGACGGATGCCGATTTGCCGGGCGGCGTAGCGGGTGAGCGGGGCGCCAAATTCTGGGCGCTTCGGGCGGCTGCTTCGCTTGCCAGTTTTCTGGCCAGTTCTGCTGGCCTGCGATCGGCAGTGGGTTCCGTGCGAAACTATCTAGGCAATGGCCCACGCTTGCCGCTGTTCACTGTCAATCGGCGCGAGGTGTTTAGCTACAACGCCTTTTCGCTTGAGCCGTACTGGATGGGTTCGGTTTGGCCCATTCCCAGCAGCGGCCCGATCCGCGATGTCGTCGCGACGTTTCGCAAGTATACTGCCGACAGCGGCAGCGTGCCGCTGTTGACGGTCAACCGGCGACGGATGCTGGGCTGGTCCACGCGCACCAATGAACCGCTGTGGATGGGCAGCGTCTGGCCGGTGCCAACGGCGGGGCCTCTTCGCGCCGCCGCTCAATCACTGCGCCTATACACCGGTAACGGGCTGACGAACGGGGTACCACTGCTCACTTCTGGCGGGCGGCCCTGGATTGGCTTCCACCCCACCACATTCGAGCCGATGTGGCTGGGAGCGCCCTGGCCGGGGTCATCGGCGGTGAGCACCACTCAAGCGCTGCCGACCGGCGACAGGCCACGGGCTTTGTCCAGCACGCATCTTCGCGGGTTCTTCGTCTACGGCCAGTCGCTAGGCGTGGGCGACGAAGCGCGCGGCGTGATCAGCACGGCGCAGCCTTATGCCAATGTCATGCTCATTGGCGGCCTCAAAACCGGCGACACGGTGTCTGGCATGTCGTCGCTGGTGCCGATGATCGAGCAGATGCAGGCAGCCGGCGGCGCGGCATCGACCACCAGCGGCGAAACGATCCTGTCGAGCGCCTGCAATTACGCGGTCAAGCTGGCGATCGCGGCGGGGTTGGTCTCGGCGCCGACCAGTATGGCGCTGGCCGGCGGCGCGCCCGGGCTGGGCAGCCAGTCCATCGCCCAGCTTTCCAAGGGCACCGTGCCCTACCAGCGCTTCATCGCCCAGGTGACCGCGCAAAAGAACCTGGCGGTCGCTTCCGGTCGGACCTATTCGGTCGATCTGGTCGGATTGATACAGGGCGAGCAGGACTGCGAGTTGGGAACGACGCGGGCGGCGTACCTGGCTGCGCTGCTGCAACTCCAGGCCGATCTGGACGCCGACATCAAGGCGATTACCGGACAGACCAACAGCGTCCGCATCCTGCTGTACCAGACCAGCCACAAGATCGTGACGAGCGGTGGCGCGGTAGCTCTGGCGCAGATGGATGCTGTCAAGCAGTCCCCATATTTCCACTTCGTCACGCCCTGCTGGCCGTTCCCCCGCTACGACTTCGTGCACCTCGTTGCCATCGGTTATAACTGGATGGGCAAGTATTTCGGCCGCGCCGCCGAGCAGGTGCTTGGCGAGCAGCGGGTGCCGGACTGCATGCGACCGCTGGCGGCCTACGTGAGCAACGGCGGCACACGTCTGACGGTGCGCTTCCAGGTGCCCAAGGCGCCGGTCGTTATCGACACCACCAACCTGCCCAACCTTTCGAACTATGGTGTGGTGGTGACCGATGCGAGCGGATCGGTGGCGGTGTCAAATTTCGCCGTTTCAGGCGCGGATGTTTCGATGGACCTGGCCCGCGCGATCGATCCGGCAACTGCAAAGTTCCGGCTTGGGCTGGACACGCCGGGCACTGACAACGGTCGGGCCACGCACAACTTCCGCGACAGCACGGGCACTACCGTGACGATTAGCGGCACCACTTACCCCCTTTGGCACATCAGCGCGGCTGATGAACTGCCGATCGTCAATCTGGAGGCCTGACTATGCCGACACACCGCTTCATCGATCTTCAATCGGATTTCACCCCGCCGAGCGCGATGATCCCATTCGCCGACAACGCGCCGATTGTTGCGCCGGCGGCAATGCAAGATGCGCTGGACCATTGGCAATTCGGATCATCGAGCGCGAGCCGCAACGGCCGGGTCAATGGCCTGGCATTGCGGTTGGGCCTGGCGCAGGCCACCGTGACCGGCGGTTCTGCCTATTCCTCTCTGCCTGACGTGACACTTGCGGGCGCGGGGGCAACCGGACTGACGGCGTTCTCCAACACCAGCGGCGGCGCACTCTATTCGGTCGGGATCACGGGTCAGCCACAGGACGACACAAGCGCGGTCACCGGCACGATCAGCGGCGGCGGTGGCAGCGGCGGCGCGGTCACTTTCGCGCGAGGATCGGAGCCGACCTATAACGCCGCATCGGCCGTGATCGCGGCGGGCCGTGTGAATGGCCTGATTTCGCCTATCAATGACATGGCCGTCTACACGCAACTGTTCCTGGTCAAGCGCCCTCCGCTCGCCACCAATCAGCGGATCGGCGGCACTGCGATGTATACCGGCGGTGCGCGAGGCACTGCCATCGGCGGCGACGGACCGGCCTGGAACAGCTCGAACCTGCTGCAAATCAACGGCGCGGGCTTGAGCGACGATACGCTGGCGCCGCCGGCAAGCTGGACGCCCGGCCTCTGGGGTGTGGTCGCTGTGTCGCAATCCGCAATCCAGCGAATCTTCATGGCTTTCGGTCCCGATCTTGCCTCGACAAAGGTTATCCGCGCCGGCGCGAAGACCGTGGCCAACCCGCAGCGCAAGCTGGCGATCGGGGGTATCCATTACGATTTCGGCAGCGTCTATGCGCAGCTCGAAATCAGCGAGTGGGTGCCGTTCAACATCGCCCTTAGTGAGGGTCAGATGAGTCAGCGGGCGTTTGACTTGTTGGACAATGCCCGCATCAACGGGCTGATCTGAGGGGGTTTCGTGCTGCATCCCATCCCTCTCGGAAAATTCGCGGCTGGCTGGCTGCCGGCTCTCGCGATCAGCGCCACGGTCGATCCGGCACCACAGCTCGCCAATGCTCTGGTCTGGCGACTGGGCGGGGTAAGCCTGCCGGTGCTTACCTGCGCTTTGGGCGCGCTTGGCGTGGGCCTGGCGCGGCCACTGGCGCGGCGTGAAGAGAGCACGCTCAGCCTGCCGCTGTTCCTGGTCGTGTCGGCCATCATGCTGTTGGTGGTCGAAATCTGGATCATCGACAGCCGGCCGGGGGCGCTGCTGACATTCGTCATCGCCATTGGCCTGGGCTTTTCGGGCTATTCCCTGATCGAGGTTGCCGGCGAGCAAGTGCGCGCGATCGCGGGGCGCATCCTCTCTGCAACACAGCCTGGCCAGGCCGCGCCTGGCGCCGATCGGGACGAACCTTGATGCACACCAGTTATCTCGAATGGGCGATCATCGTCTTCATCATCGGCGGGATTGCCTATTCGGTGTTTCGCACCGGGACGGCCAACCCGGAAAGCACCGGGGCGCTCGGCCGCAAGATCAGCAAGCTGGAGCTGCGCGTGGGCGCGGTGGATACGCAGGTTTCGGCGCTGGGCGCGAAGGTGGGGCACCTTGAAGGCCAGATGGCCGAGCTGGAGAACAATGCGGCCAAGGGCGACGACATCAAGCGCCTGGAGCAGACGGTGGCTGAGCTGCAACGCAAGGTGGCCGTGGTGGCCGAGGGCCTGGCCGCCCAGCATGCCGACGTGGAGCACACGCGCCGCCAGGTCGATCGTCTTTACGATTTCATCGTTGAGCGGGGGATGAGCAAGTGAGCCTTTCGAGCGATTTCGCCGTCGTGCATGATGGCCATGTGCGCCTTGCCATGCTGCGCCTGCTGGCCGATCAGCCGGCCTATTGCGCGAATGACAGTATCCTGCATGCCGCCGTCAACGCCATGGGGCTGCCGGCGACGCGCGACCAAGTGCGCGGGCATGTCGGCTGGTTGGCCGAGCAGCGCCTGGTGACGGTTCAGGAGACCGGTAGCGGGCTTATGGTGGTGACCATGACCGAACGTGGCGGCGAAGTGGCGGCCGGCCGGTCGATCGTGAAGGGCGTGCAGCGCCCGGCGCCGCGCTGAGCCATGGCGCTCACCCCTCGCCAGGCCAAGGAGCGGCGACGCCACCGCCCATCGACGATCGATCAGCTTGACCCAGAAATCCGAAAGCTGATCAGCGATCTGCGCATCGACAAGGGCTGGACGATTGACGAAATCCGCGAGAAGCTGATCGAGCAGGGCCAAGGCCATGTCAGCCGGTCGGCACTAGGCCGGCATGTGCGCAGCTTGGAAGACGTTTCGGCCGATCTGCGCGAGACGCAAATCTATGCCGAAGCGCTGGCGCGCGAAGTGGGCGACGGCAAGCAAAGCCAGTTGCTCGACATGAATTTGCAGCTGCTCCAGGCCAACATGTTCAAGCTCATGCTCGCCACGCAGGAAGGCGAAGGCGTGGTGCTCGATCCCAAGGAAGCCAAGGCCTTTTCGGAGGCGCTGCGCAACATCGCGCTGACCCGCAAGACGGACCTGGACGTGGTGGAAAAGGCCGAGGCGCGCGCGGCGGCCAAGGCCACCAAAGAGGCAGCCGAGAAGGCTGTCACGGCGGCGCGGACCAAGGGGCTTAGCCAAGACACGGTGGATGCCATCCGGTTCGCGGTGTTGGGGAGTGACGGGTGAGCGAGGCGCCCGACTGCAAGGCCTGCGCCCACTTTGCCGGCCGGCTCACCTGCGCGCGGCCGGTGGCGAGCAATTGGAACGCGGCAACGGGCCAGCGCCGATCGCGGCTGAATGTGGATGCTGCAATCGAGCGTTCCACGCAACGCTCGCTACTGCGCAAGCGCCGGTGCGGCCCGGAAGGCTGGTTTTTCGAACCGAAGGAGTAATCGGCTCATGTTGCACTTTGTATTGCTCTTTGCGGGGCTAGCGCTGCTCTTCTTCTTGCCTTTCTGGGCATATACTGCCGCTTGGTGGTTTGACCGTGATGTGGGGGTCAAGTCGCGCCGTTTGCGTTTGTGGCGAGCCGCAACCTGGTTGCCTTGGAGCATCAGGCGCGCGCTGGTCGGTGGGCGCGAGCCATGAACAAGACGGTTCTCAACAAAATCAAGAAATGCCTTGCCCTGGCACGCAGTGCGAACGAGCACGAGGCGGCCGCCGCGCTCGCCAAGGCGCGCGAGCTGATGGACCAGCACGGGATCGATGAAGAGGACATCGGCCTGGGCGACGTGGCCGAGGCGATCGCGCGAGCATCGAGGACGCTCAAGCCGCCGCGCTGGGAAGGCGTGCTGGCCGCCACCGTTTGCCATGCCGTGGGCGTGCGAAACCTGATCAACGTGGAAGGCGATCGCGTGTTCGTGGGCGTCCATTCGCGGGCCGAGATCGCGGGCTATGCCTTTTCGGTGCTGTTCCGCCAGCTCAAGCGCGCGCGCGCCGATTACATCAAGACGCGCCTCAAGCGCTGCGGCCCCGGCCGGAAGCGCGCGCGTGCCGATGTGTTCAGCGAAGGCTGGGCCTCGGGCGCGTTGCAAGCGATCATGCAACTGGTGCCCAAGGCAGAAGCGGGCGCGATCGTGGAGCGATACCTGGAAAAGGCCTATCCCCACGCGCAGCCGGTCAGCAGCCGGGCAGCCAAGGCAAAGCGCGCCGAGAACGACTTCCACAACGGATATGACGGCGGCCGAAATGCCAGCCTGCACCAGGCCGTGCATGGCAGCACCGCCGCACCGCTGGCGATTGCCTGATGGTGCGCTCTCCCGAAGACCAGGACAGGCGGGCCGATGAAATCCGGCGGCGCGAGATCCAGGGCGATCGTGCGGCTTCGGAAGCCGCCATTATGGGCCTGGCGCGCGGGAGCCTGCTGCTCAAGTACCAGCAGCGCGCGATTGATCTGCTCTTTGCCGGCACTGCGCTTCTGGTCATCGAGAAGTCGCGCCGTATCGGCCTGACCTGGGGGCTGGCGTCCTATGCCGCGCTCAAGGCGGCCAGCGCCTCTAGCGCCGGTGGCCAGAACGTCTGGTACATGGGCTACGACAAGGACATGACGCTCGAATTCATCGAGGTCTGTGCCATGTGGGCGCGCGCGTTCGGCTTGGTGGCTGGCGACGTGACCGAAGACGAAGTGCTCTATGTCGATGACAACGGCAACGAGCAGGGCATCAAGGCGTTCTCGATCCGCTTCGCCAGCGGGTTTCGTATCACGGCCTTGCCGAGCGTGCCGCGCGCGCTGCGCGGTAAGCAAGGCATAGTCCTGATCGACGAAGCCGCGTTCCACAAGAACGTTGGCGAAGTGATCAAGTCGGCCATGGCGCTGTTGATCTGGGGCGGCCAGGTGGTGGTGGTTTCCACCCACGACGGCGTGGCCAATCCGTTCAACCTGCTGATCGAGGAAATCAAGGGCGAGAAGCGCAAAGGCAAGGTTCTTACCATCACGTTCCAGGACGCGATGGAGGCCGGGCTCTATGAGCGTGTTGCCCTGGTCGCGAAGACCAAGGGCGCGCCGATCGCGCCCAAGGAAGAGTGGGAAGCCGACATCCGCGCCGCCTATGGCGATGACGCGGAAGAAGAGCTGGATTGCGTGCCCAAGATGGGCGGCGGCTCGCTGCTCAGCCTGGAAGACATCATCGCGTGCGAGCACGAGGAGGCCGGGCGGGCCGAGCTGTATGCCGGCGGGCTGATGTATCTCGGCCGAGACGTGGCGCGGCGCCGCGACGGCCAGGTGCAGTATGGCATGGAACTGGTGGGCGACGTGCTGTGGCAGCGCGACACCTATGAGGAAGTCGGGCAGACTTTCGCGCATCAGGATGCGTTCTTCGACCAGGTGATGCAGACGCGCCGTGTCGTCCAGGCGCGGGTTGACCAGGGCGGCATGGGCGAAAAGGTCGTGGAAGACCAGGTGCGCAAGTATGGCGCCACGCGCGTGGTGGGCGAGCTGCTGGTGGGGCCGACCCGCTATGACATCGCGATCAGCCTCGCTCTGCGCTTTCAGCGGCGCAAACTGCGTATCCGGCCCGATCCGGTGACGCGCGCCGATCTGATGGCGATCAAGAAGATCGGCTCGGAAGAGTCGGGCGGTATCCGCATCGTCAACGATAGCACGGTGCACGCCGACCGGTTCTGGGCCTATGGCTTGGCATGCCGCGCGGCCGACCTTTGCGGCTCACTCTACGAGTATCGCGGCATCCCCAACGGCGGGCAGTGGAAGGGCGGCCCCAAGCGCGGCGAGCCCGGTTGGCAACATCCTGATGACATGGGTCGCGATACGCGCGGCCATCGCTTTGACCAATCTGGAGCCTGGTAATGGCCAGCAAGCCCCCCTTTCAGCTCATCCTGCCCGATGGCCGCCCGCTGGTGCGCGAGACGCTGGCGCAGGAAATCGCTGCACCCACGCGCGCGTCGGTCCGCACGATCCAGTCGGGCCACCCGGCGCGCGGGCTCGATCCGGCGAAGCTGGGCAACATTCTGCGTTCGGCCGAGGAAGGCGATGCCATCGCCTATTTCGAGCTGGCCGAGGAAATGGAGGAGAAAGACCTCCACTATCTTTCGGTGCTGGGCACGCGAAAGCGCGCGGTGTCGCAATTGCCGATCGAGGTTGAGCCGGCCGGCGAGGATGATGTCTACAAGCAGGACGCGCAGCTGGTGCGCGACTGGCTGGATCGTGATCTGCTGGAAAGCGAGCTGTTCGACGTACTCGACGCTGTCGGCAAAGGCGTGAGCACGACTGAAATCATCTGGCAGATGACGGCGGCCGAATGGCTGCCTCGGGCGATCAAGTGGCGGCATCCGCAGTGGTTCGAGTTCGACCGGACCGATGGCGAAACGCTGTTGCTGCGCGGCGGCCTGGATGGCTTTGGCGCGCCATGCCCGCTGCCGGCGGCCAAGTTCATCACCCATGTGCATCCGGCCAAAAGCGGCCTGCCGATCCGCAGCGGTTTGGCCAGGATCGCCGCCTGGGGCTACATGTTCAAGAACTTCGCCATCAAGGATTGGGTGACGTTCCTGGAGGCCTATGGCCACCCGATCCGCATCGGCAAGTACAGCCCGCACGAAAGCGAGGAGAACAAGCGCATCCTGGAACGGGCGCTTTACAGCCTGGGCGCGGATGCTGCGGCGGCTTTCCCCGAAACCATGTCTGTCGAGTTCGTGGACCGCAAGGCCGGCACGGCGCCCAACGATCTGTGGCGCAGCCAGGCCGAGTATTTCGACCTCCAGATTTCCAAGGCTGTGCTGGGCCAGACCAACACGACCGATGCGCAGGCCGGTGGCCTGGGATCGGGCCAGGCGCAAGTGCACAACGAAGTGCGCGGCGACATCGAACGGGCGGATGCCAAGCTGCTGGCCGCCACGCTGAACCGCGACCTGGTCGTGCCCATGGTCATCCTCAACCGTGGCGTGCGCGACAAGTATCCGCGCCTCAAGATCGGCCGGCCCGATCCGGTGGACGTGAAGGCGCAAGTGGACGCGGCCGAGAAGTTGGCTGAGATGGGCGTGGAAATCGATGCCGAGGAAATGCGCGAACGCGCCGGCCTTCCGGCGGGCAAGCCGGGCGGGAAAATCCTGGTGCCGGTGGGCAAGGCGCCGGTCGATCCGGCTGTGCCGAATTCGGCTCCTGGGGCGCCTGTGGAGCCTCAAGGCGGTCCTGCCCCCGGTGCGAGGGCGGCAACCCCCTTCTTAGGGCCTCTCAAAGCCCCTGCCGGGCAAGATCAAGCCACGATGCAGGCGGCCGAAAACGATCTGCCCGTGCGTGAGCCCGATTTCATCGACGTGACGGTGGACGAAGGGCTGAGCGACTGGGAGCCGCTGATCGATCCGCTGTTCGCGTCGATCGACAGCCTCATCGGCGACTGCGCCGACCTGGGCGAGCTGCAATCGCGCCTGGCCGATGCGCTGGGTACGATGGATGTCAGCGCGTTCCAGGAGCTGGTGGCGCGCGGCAGCTTTGCGGCGCGGGTGACCGGCCTGGCCGACAAGTCGCGCGATCAGGGGTGAACCATGGCCGACTATCGCCAGCGCGACTTTGCCAGCCTGATCGCCTTCAGTCGCAGCGAGGCCGGCAGCTATCGTGATGCGACCGGCGCGATCGTGGCGGGCGCGATCGACGCGCCGCGCTTCGATCACGACGACGCGGGCCAGGCGCGAGGCTTCCTGGTGACGGCCGGCGTCGATCTGGGCGGCGCCGATCGGGCGGCTTTGCAAGGCGGGGTCGATCTGGGCAGCCTGGACGACTTCACCACGCCCGGCGCCAGCGACTGCACGGTGCTGCACCGCTATGCCCTGCCGGCCGACGATGCGAACTGGGCCGACGTGCGCCGCGCCTGGTACAGCCGCAATGCGCGCGCCACGGTCAAGGCTCTGCTCGGCCAGGCGGGCCACCATTTGCAGATCGCGGTGGTGCCTGGGTTCCGGCCCAACGTTTCCGGGGTGGTTCATCACCGTGGCTATCAGTGGCTGGTGGCCGGCGCGCTCAATGCTGGCAGCGGCGCAATCGCCGACGGGCTTGGTCGGCCGCTGATCCTGGGCGGGGCCTGATGCCCGAGACAGGCTTGCCGCAGATTGCGCCGGCCGAGGCGATCGCGTTCTTTCGGAGCAAGGGCTTTGCCATCGCGTTCGACTGGCGGGACGTGTGGCAAGAGGAGAACGTGAAGGCGTTCACCGTGGCCAAGGCCATGTCGGTTTCGCTCCTGGAAGACATTCGCGCGGCGGTGGACAAGGCCCTCGCCAATGGCGAGACGCTGGAGCAGTTCTCCAAGGACTTGCGCCCGCGCCTGGCAGCGCAAGGCTGGTGGGGGCGCAAGCGGATGGTCGATCCGCAGACCGGCGAAGAGAAGATCGTCCAGCTCGGCAGCCCGGCGCGGCTGCGCACGATCTACCAGACCAACTTGCGCACCGCCTACATGGCGGGCCGCTGGCAGCGTATCGAGCGCAGCGCCGCCATGTTCCCCTTCATCCGCTATGTCTCCGTCATGGACGGGCGCGAGCGTCCGCAGCATCACGCCTGGCATGGAACCATCCTGCCGGTCGGTCACCCGTGGTGGGACACGCACTTTCCGCCCTGCGGCTGGGGCTGCCGGTGCGATGGCCAGCCGGTGAACCAGCGTCTGATCGATCGGCGTGGCTGGACCGTGGGTGAGCCGCAGGCCTTCCCGACGCGCGATTACATCAACGGCCGAACCGGGGAAATCACGCGCCTGGAACGCGGCATCGATCCGGGCTGGGCTTACAATGTGGGGAAGGCCCCGCTCGATGGTCTGGCGCCGGGCTTGCGCGTGACCGGCATCGAGGGTGATGGCGCGGCGCTCAATTCCGCTTTCTCAGACGGCGATTTCAAGGCCGTGAGAGCCTTCTTCGCGCCCTTCGATCTGGCGACCAGGGCAGCAGCTCTGAAAGGCCTAGTGTGGAAGGACGCGGCGGGTTGGCCGATGGTGATTTCACTGGGCCTGCTGCGCGATGCCAACGGTCAGGTGATGCAGTTGCCGCCGCGCCTGGCGCGCACGATCGGCACGGCCGCGCGGGTGCTGCGCAAGCCCGATCGCATCGGCCTGGTATGGGTTCGCGGGCTGGACGGTCGGATGATGCTGGTGCGCCGCTACAGCTCGGCCGAGGGCGTGGTGGACGTGGGCGGCAGCTTCTGGCGCTGGGCGGTGGGTGCCCAGCCGCGCCTGCCGCGCGGCCGCGTGATCTGGACGGCCGATGACGGCGCGATCAACGCCTATGATCCGCACCAGCCGCGCTTTGGCAAGGGCAGCCGGGACGGCGGCCGCTTTCGATCGACGGGACGCGGCGCGGCGCTCAGCTCGCTGAAGGCGGGCGGCGCTGTGCCGTTCAAAGCGGCGATGCTGGGCACCGTGTCCCCGGCAGCGGCACAGCGCGCCAAGGCGCAAGGGGTGGACATCGAGGGAAAGATGGTCCGCCTGGAGCATAGCCACGGCAAGCACATCCTGGAGCGCCATGGGACTGGCAAGGAAACGCACAAGGGGCAGCGGCCCGTGCGGCCGGAAGACATCGTGAACGCGCACCAGGTGATCAACCAGGCGCATTCGTTCAAGCTGTCGGACCGGAAGGGGCGGCGCGGTGCGCCGGTCTACGAGATTACGGCCCATATCGGCGGGGAGACGCACCACGTCTTTGCCGAGGAAGCCGGGAAGCGGAACCTGGCCGTCGTCACGATGTATGTGAAGAAGTGAACCTGCGAGCCTACATGCCAAAGCCCAAGGCTGAACGTCCGAAACGTGGGCAGGTGTCGAGCTGATATAGCGATTTCGCGGCCAGTCCGCAACGCGCTTGAAAATCGCTGCCGTGCTGGCCTAAGTGGGGATGCGCGCGAAGCTTCTGGGTTGATGACCGGGGTCGTTTAATTCGCTCCACTCGCGCCAGCTAAATCCGGGGTATGACGACCCCGGCCCCCATATCTCAGCAACACGATCTTGGCGCGCTTGCCGCGATGCAGGAAGTCGTGGGCAGCGATGGCCGGGTCAAGCGCGAGTTTCTGGCGCTGCCGTTCGGTGATCCGTTCTATGGCCGCGATGGTCGTGGCCCGTGGGTGCTGCGCGACCAGGCTCATGCCGAAGCCGTGCTGGCCGCGACGCGCCAGGTGCTGGGCGGAACCGACATGATGGTCGATTACGATCACCAGTCGGTGCTGGCGGCGACGGCCGGCGTTGGCGGTCGTGCAGAGGCTGCCGGGTGGGTGTCAGGCCTGCGCATTGGCGACGAAGGCATCTACGCCAGCGTCGATTGGACGCCCGATGCCGAGGCGGCGCTGGCCAAGCGCAAGTATCGCTATGTCAGCCCCTATTTCCGCCACCTGCCGGGCACCGGCGAGGTGACGCGCCTGGTTAACATCGGGCTGACCAACACCCCCAATCTCGATCTTCCCGCGCTCGCCCATGTTCAGGGCGGCGCGGCGCATGGAGGCAAGCAAGGTATGACCGTGATTTCTTTGGCGTCGCTATGCGCGGCGCTGGCCCTGGCTGATAGCGCGGGCGAACCTCAGGTGTTCGCCGCGATCCAGCAGCTCAAGGCCGAACGCGATGCCGGCCAGGCCGCGTTGAACGCCACGCGCACCGCGCTGGGCCTGAGCACCGATGCCGGCACCGAAGCCGTGCTGGCCGCCGTGGCCAACAAGGCCAATCCCGACCCGGCGCAGTTCGTGCCCAAGGCCGGCTTTGATGCGCTCCAGGCCGAGCTGCGCACGCTCCAGGAAAAGGACGTGCTCGCCTCGGTGGATGCCGCTGTCGCTGCCGGCCGCGTGCCGCCCGCCATGAAGGATTGGGCCATCGACCTGGGCCGCAAGGATGTGACTGCGCTCAACGCCTACCTGGAGGCGGCGGTGCCGTTCCAGGGCGGGCCGGCCATCCAGGGCGAGCCCAAGCCCGAAAACGGCAAGCTCACCGAAGACGAAGCGGCCATCTGCGCGATGATGGGCATTTCGGAAGCTGACTTCATCAAGTCGCGCGACCAGGGGAACATCTGATGACGGCTCTGACCGAAGCGCGGCTCACCAAGCGCCGCGACGGGGACATCTTCAACCGGGCCGTTGCCGGCACGAAGAAGATCTTCGAAGGCTCGCTCGTGTGCCTGAACGCCGCCGGCTTCGCCACGCCGGGTGCCACCGCCACCACGCTGGTGGCCGATGGCGTGGCGCTGGCGACCGTGGACAACACGTCTGGCGCGGATGGCGACCTGAGTGTGGAAGTCCGCAAGGGCACGTTCCGCTTTGTCAACAGCGCGAGCACCGACGCCATCACGCGGGCCGAGATCGGCGACCCCTGTTACGTGGTCGATGATCAGACGGTCGCCAAAACCAACGGAACCAATACGCGCAGCGTCGCCGGCACCATCGTGGATGTCGATGCGCAGGGCGTGTGGGTCAAGATCGCCTGATCCAGGGCAGGAGCAAGCCAACATGAAGATCACTCCCGCAGCCCTGCAAACGCTGGGCACTGCTTTCAACGCCGCTTACCAGGCCGGGGTTGGCCTGGTTGCCGATACCGACATCAGCACCATCGCGATGGACGTGCCCAGCACCACCAGCCAGAACGAATATGGCTGGCTGGGCGAACTGCCCGACATGCGTGAATGGGTCGGCGATCGCGTCGTGAACCAGCTCGAAGGTCACGGCTACGTGATCAAGAACAAGGACTGGGAACAGACCGTTGCCGTGAAGCGCAACGACATCGCAGACGACAATGTCGGTCTCTACACTACCCGCTTTCGTGCGATGGGGCGTGCCACGGCGTCGCATCCCCCCAAGCTGGCATGGGGCCTGCTCAAGGCCGGCTTCACCACGAAATGCTATGACGGCCAGTATTTCTTCGACACCGATCACCCTGTGCTCGATGCCAACGGTGATCCGCAGGCAGCGGCGAACTTCGTGGATGGCGCCGGGCCGGCCTGGTATCTGGTCGATACCGCGCATGAAGTCATGCCGGTCATTTTCCAGAACCGCCAGGCGCCCAATTTCGTCGCCAAGGACAGCCCGACCGACGACAACGTGTTTCGCCGCAAGGAATTCCTCTACGGCGTGGACGCGCGGTACAACGTCGGCTTTGGCCTGTGGCAGCTTTGCTTCGCGTCGAAGGCGGACCTCACCCCCGACAATTTCGGCACACTGTTCGGCATGATGGAAGGCCAGCTCGGCGATTATGGTCGGCCGCTGGGCACCACGCCGAAGCTGCTGGTCGTGCCGCCCCCGCTGCGCAAGAAGGCGCTCCAGATCGTCAATGCCGATCGCGATGCCGCCGGCGCCACCAACGTGTGGCAGGGCACCGTGGGTCTGAAGGTCGTGCCGTGGCTGGCCTGAGCGGGCGCGCGATCCGAGTTGCTGCCCGGAGCCATCCGTTTCGGCGCGCGGGCTTCGCGTTCACGACGGAAGCCAAGGAAATCGCGGTCGAGGAGTTGGGGAGCGAACCTCTCGACGTTCTTCGCCGCGTGATCCTGATCGGCCAGGAGCCGGAGCTGGTCGTACACCTGGTCAACGAGGGCGGCGAGGCGCTTCCGCTTGGCTCGGCCGAGCTGGCGGAGCTGCGCACGGTGCTTGCCGAACTCGAAGCCCAAGGCGCGCTCGACGGTGTCATGGCTCTGGTCGAGCAGATGAGCGATCCTGGCGGATGTTTCCATTTGCGCATTCGCAGTGGTGACGCTGTCCAGATGCTGACCGAAGACGATCTGGGTGGCTATCCGGCTTATCTCCAGCCGTTGCTGGATATCGCGATGAACCCGGCGATCGATGCCGTTTTCGTGAACGATGCCGGCGACGAAGTCGCTCTGGACTTGGCCAAGATTGAGGCCATCCGGGCGACCCTCAACCAATTGCAGACCCCCGGCGGGGCCGATGCGGAAACGGATGGCGCGGCCGCCCTGTCCGGAGATGCGGGGGCCTCGGGCGGCGGTGCCAACAGCGAACCGGCATCGTCGATCACAACCCCCGCCGGGGCGGACAGCGGGCCGGCGCCGCTGACCGAGCAGGCCCGCCAGCAGGCGGGCGACGATGCAGCCGATCGGAAGGCATCGACGCCCGAAGGGCAAGAACCGGGGGAGACTGTTGAGCCCCCGGTTGCCGGAACCAAAAAGCGCCCTCGTTCCTGACGGCGGCGCCAGGCGGGCGGCAGCGCCATCCACGTGGATCGCCGCCCGCCGACCCTCTTGCATCGCCTGAAAGGACGCCCAGCCCGTGGCCCGATTTGCCGCCCTCACTGACATGCAGGCCCGCTTCGAAGAGCGCGACCTGGTGCAGTTGACCGATGAGGCCGGCACGGGCGCGATCGATGCCGATCGGGTGGAAAAGGCGCTCAGCTCGGCCGACCAGTTGATCATCGGCTACATCGCCGCGCGGTATAAGGTTGTGAGCCAGTTCGAAGGGCACGAGCTGCTGCGCGACATCGCGTGCGACTACGCCTTTTCGCTGCTGTGGCGCTCCGATCTGCCCGACTGGGCACAGGCCCGGCGCAAGGATGCGATCGCACGCCTGGGCGACATCGCCAAGGGTGTGCTCAAGCTCGACGAAGGCGAAGAACAGGCCGAAGCGCGGCCGGGCGCGATCCTGATCGATGGGCCGCCGCGTCGCTTCAGCCGTCAAAGCCTGGACGGCTACTGACATGGTCGCCCAGTTCAACGTCACCACGCAAGGCGGGCTCGAAATCGAGCGCGGCCTGGCGCGCCTGGCCGCAGCATTTGGCGATCTGACGCCGCTGATGGAAGGCATCGGCCTCTACCTGGAAGGCGCTACGCTGGAGCGGTTCGAAAATGAGCGCGGTCCCGATGGCCAGCGCTGGAAGCCGAGCAAGCGCGCCCAGCTCGATGGCGGCAAGACGCTGTCCGATAGCACGCAGTTGCGCAGCTCGATCACTTCCGAAGCGGGTTCCGATCAGGTCGCTGTCGGCAGCAACAAGATTTACGCCGGCGTTCAGAACGACGGCGCGATCATCCGCGCGAAAACTGCCAAGGGCATGGTATTCCAACTGCCTGGCGGGCTTGGCTATCGGCGCGTGATGCAGGTCGAGCTACCGGCGCGGCCCTATCTTGGTCTCTCGGCCGAGGACGAAACCGAAATCGTTGCGCTGACCGAGGATTACGCGCGCGACGCGATGGGCGGTGCGGCATGATCGGCACTGTCGAAAACGCTGTCCTGGACGTGCTGCGCGATGCTGGCGCCGGGAATGCCAACCTGCTGGGGTACGACTACCGCACCCTTGATAGCTATCCCGACGACTTCGACCAGTACCTGGCCGAGCAGAAGGGCCAACTGCGCATGCCGGCCGCCTGGTGCGTGTTCCTGGCGCTGGGGCCTTGCGACGATGTCGAGGGCGGCGATCTGCAAGGCGAAGCGCGGTTTGCCCTGGTGGTGGCGGCGCAGAACCTGCGCAACGAAACCGCGACGCGCCACGGTGGCGTGGGAACGGCCGAGCCGGGCAGCTACCAACTGGCCATTGATGCCATCCGGCTGCTGTCGGACAACGATCTGGGCCTGCCGCTGGTCCACCGGGTGGCAATCACCGGCGCGCGCCTGGTCTCCCGCACGGCGGCGATGGTCAAGCAAGGCATGTCGCTGATGGCGATCGAGCTGCGCTGCACGATCCCGCTGGACAAGTTCATGACAGGGGACATCGGCGATTTCGCGCGGATGCATGTCGATTGGGACATTCCGCCGCACGGCAATGTCGCGCCCCCGCTGCCGGCGGCCGAGGCCGACGCGCGCGACGACGTTGAGGTGCCACAATGAGCCACCTGCATCTGCGGCCAGCGCCAGGCGCGCGCGTGCGCAAGCCCGATGGGGTGCTGCTGAAAGACGACGGCGAGCATGTGCCCGCCACCCCCTATTTTTCGCGGCTGCTGGCCGCCGGCGATCTTGAGCCGGTGCCCGCCCAGAAGCCGATCCGCAAGACGACGAGGGCGAAAGCATGACGATCAGCTTCAACACCATCCCGATGAACACCCGCGTGCCGGGGCAGATGATCGAGTTCGACAGCAGCCGCGCCGTGTCGGGGCTGCCGTCGATCGACAATCGCGTGCTGCTGGTCGGCCAGCGCCTGGCCGCTGGCAGTGCTGCCGCGCTGACGATCCAGTCGATCACCGAGGCGGCCGAGGCAATCACGCTGTTCGGCCGCGGCTCGATGCTGGCGCGCATGGCGGCCGCGTTCCGCAAGATCGATGGCAACAGCCGGCTCTTTGCGATCGCGCTGGACGATGCCGTCGGCAGCGCGGCGGCGACGGGCACCATCACGGTGACCGGGCCGGCGACGGCTGCCGGCACGATCGCGCTGATGGTTGCCGGCGTCGCGGTGCCAGTGGGCGTGGTCAATGCCGCCTCGGCCGCCACGGTGGCCACGGCGATCGCGGCCGCCATCAACGCCAAGCCCGACCTGCCGGTGACGGCCGCTGCCGCTGCGGCCGTGGTCACCCTCACCAGCCGCAACAAGGGCACCTGTGGCAACGCGATCGACATCCGGCACAGCCACAACGATGGCGAAGCGCTGCCGGCCGGCATCGGCCTGGCGATCGTGGCCATGTCGGGCGGTGCGACCGATCCCGACATCGACACCATCTGGCCGGTGATCGGGGACAATGCCTATCGCACCCTGATCGTGGGCAATGTGGACGCCACCGTGGTGGGAAAGCTCAAGATCGAGCTGGACGATCGCTGGGGCGCCATCCGCATGCTGGAGACGGTGGCCTATGGCGCCAAGGCCGGCACGCAGGGCACGCTGAGCGCGTTCGGGGCGGCGCAGAATGCCGTGCTCTGCTCAGTCTTGGGCACGGGCAAGAGCCCGACCTGGGCGCCGGATGCGGCGGCGATGTATGGCGCGGTCTGCGGCTATTACACCGCGATCGACCCGGCCCGGCCGGTGCAGACGCTGACGCTCACCGGCATGGTGGCGCCCAAGGATGCCGACAAGTTCACCCGCACCCAGCGCGAGGCGCTGCTCCAGGACGGCGTTTCGACATTCACGGCCGATGACGATGGCACCTGCCGCATCGAGCGCGCGATCACGATGTACCAGACCAACGCGCAGGGCATCGACGATACGGCCTATCTCAACCTGGAAACGGTGACGACGGTTTCGTACCTGCGCGCCTCGCTGCGCAGCCGCATCGCGTCGAAGTTCCCGCGCCACAAGCTGGCCGACGACGGCACGAATTATGGCGCGGGCCAGGCGATCGTCACGCCGAAGGTGCTGCGCAACGAGCTGATCGCCCTGGCGCGCGAATGGGAAGACGCGGGCCTGGTCGAGAACCTGGACCAGTTCGTGGCCGATCTGATCGTGGAACGCGACGCGACCGACAAGGATCGCGCCAACGCCCTCGTGCCGCCCGACATCATCAACCAGTTCCGCCAGTTCGCGGCGGCGATCCAGTTCCGCCTCTGATCGCCCGCTGAGCGGCGCGAAAACAGGCTCTGAGAAGGGGTAAGAAATGGCAAATCCGAACCAGGTGGTGGGCCGCCTGAAGATCAAGATCGATGGCGCGATGCAGCCCACGGCGCAGGGCAAGGCCACGATGAACATCGGCGGCGTGACCCGCGAGGCGGTGCCGGGCGACTATGAGTCGGGCAGCTTCATGGAAAAGCAGGTGCCCAGTGAAACGGACTTCGAAGTCCTGCTCAAGAAAGGCGTCTCGCTGGCGAACCTGCGCGCGATCGACAATGCCACGCTGACGCTGGAGACCGACATCGGCACGTCCTACATCGTGCGCAACGCCTATTGCGCCGATGCGATCACGGTGGGCCAGGAAGGCTCGGCCAAGGTCAAGTTCATGGGGCCGCCGGCGGAGGAAGTGCTGTGAGCCGCACCCTCGCCACCTATAACCTCAAGCACCCGATCATTCGCGAAACCCGCGATGCGCAGGGCCAGGAGCACGAGGAAGTGCTGCGCGACGTCGGCGCCTGCATCGTGGTCAAACGCCCGCGTGCCAAAGACCTGAAGATCATGGACCAATATGCCGGGCGCGAAATCGCCGGGTCCATGGCGCTGCTGGCCCGCGTCAGCACGCTCAGCGAAGAGGAAGTCGAGCTGCTCGACGCTGACGATCTGGGCGAGCTGGGAAACTTGCTCGCCGAGGCATCGCCGAATGGCCAGCCGACTGGCCAGCCTGCCTAGCGACGCTGGCGCGGGCGGACACCTTCAACATCGCGCCGCGCGAGCTGTGGCGGATGACATGGGGTGAGGTCGATTTCTGGCTGACCCAAGCGGAAGCCGTTTTCCAGAAGGCGGAATGACCCATGGCTCTGAAGTTCTCGATGGTGCTGCAAGCGGTCGATCGGGTGACCGCGCCAGCCCGCCGCGTGCGCAGCGCGGTGAGCGGCATGGTCAACGGTTTTCGCCAGTTTGCTCAGCAGGTGCGCCGCGCCTCGCAGGACGTGCAGAGCGGCGCGCGGAGCCTGGAGTTTTGGCAGACCCGCGCTCGCCGGCTGCGCCAGGTCGCGCTGGGAAGGATCTTCCAGGCGGCGGCCGCCTCGGCCCGCCAGCTCGCCAGCAATTTGCGCGCCGGTATCCGCAACCTGGACTTGATGGGGAGAGCCGGCCGGGCGGCAAAATCCGGCTTGTCTTGGATGGGTGAGAAGTTGGCCGGCTTGGCAAAGTGGGGGGTTGCTGGCGCGTCGGCGGCCGGTGGACTCGCCCTTTATGACTTGTTCGGAACGGCAAGCAAATTCGAGCAATTCGGCGTGATGCTTACCAGCATTGAGGGGTCGGCCGACAAGGCTCGCAAGTCGATGGCATGGGTTCAGGATTTTGCCCAGAAGACGCCATACGAGCTCGACGACGTGATGAATGCGTTCGTGTCGCTCAAGGCTTACGGCATCGATCCGATGAACGGATCACTTGCTGCGCTCGGAGACGGCGCTGCCGGTATGAGCAAGTCGATCGACCAAGCCGTCGAGGCGCTGGCCGATGCCGTGACCGGAGAGTACGAGCGGCTCAAGGAATTCGGCATCCGTGCGAACGCCGTGGGGAAACAGGTGACGTTTTCCTACATGAAGGATGGCAAGACCATCTCGCGGCAAGTGAAGGCAAATGCAGCCGAGATCGAGAAGGCTGTCACCGGCATCTTCCGCGATCGCTTCGGCGGCATGATGGATAAGCAGAGCGCCACATTCGCCGGCCTGATCAGCAACCTGAAGGACACCTGGGCCAAGTTCCTGCTGATGGTCGCCAACGCGGGCATCTTCGACAAGGTCAAAGCCAAGCTCGGAGAACTTTACGACTGGGTCAACAAGCTGGCGCAGGATGGCACCTTGCAGGCTTGGGCGAAGAACATTTCCGATGCGCTAAGCTCGGCATTTGATTGGGCAACGGACCTGATCAAGAACACAGACTGGCCGGCATTCGGCCGCGACCTGCAAAAGATCGGCAAGGCAGCCTGGGACATCGCGAACGCGGTGGCGGATGCTGTTCGCGCCTATCAGCGGTGGAGCGCCGAGGCGGATGCCAAGGCGGCTGAAGGCGTCGAGAACGGCTGGTTTTCTTCCGACAAATCCCGGCGGGATGCTCGCGATAAGCGCCGCGCCCTAGAAAAGGATTTTGGCCCTCTCACAGACACTGGCCGGGCTGAGCAGCGCAATCGCGCACCGTCGGTGCCCAAGCCGCAAGCCTCGGCAGGTCAGGTCCAGGTTGGTGGCCGACTGCAAATCGACGTGAAAACGCCCGCTGGCACGTCCGCCCGTGTGACCAAGGTTGCGGCTACCGGGCCAGTGCCGGTGGTCGTCAACCTTGGCCAGTCCATGGGAGCACCGGCATGACCTGGCGCGACCAGTACCAAGCCGGGTCATTCCGGGGTGCATCGTTCCGCACCGAAGGTCATGAGCGTTCGGGTGGCCGCCGCAATGTGGCCAGCGAGTTTCCCGGCCGCGATGAACCGGAAGTGGAAGACCTGGGCCGCCGCGCCCGGCAATTCTCGCTGGATTGCCATGTCCTGGGCGAGGACTATTTCACCGATCGGGACGCTCTGCTCGATGCCTTGGAGGCTGCCGGTCCTGGCTTGCTGGTGCATCCCTGGCACGGCCAGATGATGGTGATCGTGCTGGATTACTCCAGCAGCGAGAGCACCGAGGAAGGCGGCATCTGCCGTTTCCGCATCACGTTCAAGGAAGCCGGTCTCGCCGTGCCGGCGCCGATCGCGCTGGCCAGTGCGGACACGGCAACGGCCGAGGCGGATGCGCAGGCAGCCGCCGCGCCGGCCAACTTCGCCAAGAAGTTCTCGATCGAGAAGGCCGCTGCTTTCGTCGAAGACAGCGCGGGCAAGATCGTGTCGGGCATGGCCACGGCCACGCAACTGGCAGCAGCAGCCCAAGGCGGCGTGGGGCCTGCCTTGCGGGCTTTCCAGGCGGGGCTGTCTTTCCTTCCGGCGAACATCTCGGGCTTGCTGCGCGCGCCGCTGTCGCTGGCCAGTTCCATCGTTGGACTGGTGTCGGCCGCATCGGCACTGTCCACACCCGCGCGCGGCCTCATCACGGCGCTGACCGGCATGATGGACTGGGAGCCATCCGACGCGCAATTGCCGACCACGACGCCCAACCGGGTGCAGGAAGACCAAAATCGCCAGGCGTTGTTGGGCCTGTTCCGAGTGGCGACGGCCTGCGAGCTGTGCCGCACCGCTGCGGCGATGACCTACGTCAGCTACGATGACGCGGTGACGGTGCGCCAGGCGCTGGCCGACAGGTTCGAAGCGCGCGCGCTTGAGGCTGCGGATGCCGGCGACGACGACACCGCCCAAGCGCTGGACGCGCTGCGCCGCGCGGTCACCCGCGACCTGGCTGCGCGCGGCGCCAGCCTCGCCCGGCTCTACGCATATGAGATGCAGGCAACCGAGCCCGCCCTGGTCGTGGCGCAGCGGATTTACGGCGCCGCCGATGTGGAAGCGCGGGCGGCCGAGATTTGCGAGCGCAATGGCGTGGCGCATCCGGGCTTCATTCCGGGCGGTTCCACGCTGCAACTGCTGACAAGCGACACGGCCAGCACATGAGCACCGCGCTGACCGCCGATACCCGCGACGACGTGCTGCTTTGGCTGGACGGCAAAGGCTATGCCGGGTGGACCGATGTTAACATCAATCGCGGCATCGATGCCGTGTGCGGTTCATTCGATCTGGGCATCACCATCCGCGAAAAGACAGGTGGCGCAAGGTTCCTGGTGAAACCCGGAATGGCGTGCAAGGTGACGCTGGGCGGCGTGCCGCAGATTACCGGTTGCATCGACAGCGTGAACCATTCGCTCTCGGCCGAGGAATGGTCGATCAAGATTGCCGGCAGGGACAAGGCGGCGGACCTGGCGGACTGCTCGGCCGTCAACAGCCCTGGCAGCTGGAGCAACGCCAAGCTGGAGACGATCGCGAGGGCGATCGCGGCGCCGTTCGGCATTTCGATCGACGTGGCGGCCAGCACTGGCGCCGCGTTCCGCAGGTTCGCGCTCCAGCAAGGTGAGACGGCTTGGGCGGCGATCGAGCGCATGGCACGCTATCGCGGCCTGATCGCTTGGAGCCTGGGCGATGGCACCATTCGCATCGGCAACCCCGATAGCGGAGCGATCACCGGGCAGGTGACCGAAGGCGTAAATCTGCTCTCGGCCGAGGCGGCCGATGACGCGAGCCAGCGCTTTTCGCGCTACATCGTGAAGGGCCAGGCAGCCGCTGATGACAACCGACATGGCAAGGCGGTGGCGCAGGTTAAGGCAGAAGCGACCGATGACGACGTGTCGCGATATCGCCCTCTTATTATCGTTGCCGAAGAGCAGGCGGACGTGAGTTCTGCCCGCAAGCGCGCAGCCTGGGAGGCACAAACCCGTGCGGCCAAAGGCCAGCCGGTGACCGCGCGCGTGCCGGGCTGGTATGCCGGGGATCGCGGCAGCGGGCCGGCGTGGGAACCGGGCGCACGCGCGCATGTGAGCATTCCGCGCTGCAATGTCGATGGCGTGCGCCTGGTCGAGCGCATCAACCTGGTGCGCAACAGCGAGGAAGGCACTTACACGTCGCTGACTCTGGTGCCGCCTGCGGCATGGGCGCAACTGGCCGAGCCGGAGGCAAAAGCCTGATGGAAGTCGTGCGCCGCATGCTCGCGCCCCTGGAAGGCCGCATCCGGCTGATGCTGTCGCGCGCTGTCGTCTCGCTGATCAACGACGCGGCGAAAGCTCAGGAATTGCAGGTCGATCTGCTGGCCGACGAAACGCAGGACGGCGTGGAGCGCTGGCAGAACTATGGCTTTACCTCGCATCCGCTGCCCGGCGCCGAAGCGCTGGTGGGCTGCGTGGGCGGGTTGCGCAGCCACGCTGTGGCCATTGTGGTCCAGGACCGGCGGTTTCGCCTGGTCAATCTCCAGCCGGGCGAGGTGGCGCTCTATGATGACATGGGCAACGTGGTCCACCTGGCGCGCGAAGAGGTTCTGATCGAGGGCGTGGCGAAGGTGCGCGTTGTTGCGCCGGTGGTCATCGCCGAAAGCGACGACGTGCAACTGGGCGGCGAAGGTGGCGCGAAAGTCGCCCGCGTCGGCGATGCGGTGGACCCGGCCACGAACAAGATCATCGAAGGCAGCGACAAGGTGCGCGCGTTATGACCGATCTTGCGCTCATCTGGGACGCCGATGCGTGGTGCGCCGATCTGCTGATGCAGGATGGCGGGCTGGCAACCGATGACGGCATGCGCTCGGCCATTCTCATCAGCCTGTTTTCCGATGCGCGTGCGCCTGACGGAGCTGAGCTGCCGGAAGTCGGCGCCGATCGCGGCGGATGGTGGGGCGACGCCTTCCCCTATCCGATCGACGGCACAGGCGATGATGACGCTGGTCGCAATGCTCTCGGCTCGCTGCTGTGGCTATTGCGGCGATCCAAGGTCACGGCAAACGCCGTGCGTGATGCAAGGCAATATGCGCTCGACGCGCTCGCCTGGTTCAAGCGCGACGGCGTGGCCAAGAGCGTGGACGTCGAAGTCGAGGCGCAGGGCGAGCGACTGGCGCTTGGCGTGATCCTGGAACGACCCACTGGCCCCGGCCGCCAGCGGTTCGACTTCGTCTGGGAGGCATCCGCATCATGAGTTTCAACCGGCCAACCCTGTCCACCCTGATCGCTCGCTCGCGCAGCGACATCGAGGCGGGCTTGGCGCGTGTTGGCGCCACGGTCGTTTGGCTGCGACATCGCGTGCTCGATGTGCTGGCGCGGATGCACTCGGGCGTTGCGCATGGGCTTTACGGTTATCTGGCCTACCTCGCGAAGCAAATCCTGGTGGACCAGGCCGATGGTGAATTCCTTGTTCGACACGCGGTGATTTGGGGTAAAACGCCCAAAGCGGCGGTGGCGGCGATCTGCACTGCGAGCGTGACCGGCCTCGACGGAACCGCGATCGATGCGAACGTCGAGCTGACGCGCGTTGATGGTGCGCGGTACATCGTCCAGGCGGCCATCACTTTGGGCAGCGCTGGCGGCATCATCACAGTCGAGGCGGTTGATGCCGGCGTGGATGGCAATCTCGTTGCCGGCGACGTGCTGACCTTTTCCAGCCCGATTTCCGGGGTTGATGCGACAGCTACGGCAATCGCCACAACGACATCCGGTGCGGCCGAAGAGACTGAGGAGGAGCTACGGGCGCGTGTCCTGGCGCGCGTCAGGAATACGCCGCAAGGTGGCGCGAAAAGCGACTATGAAGATTGGGCCAAGGAAGTGGCCGGGGTGACGCGCGCGTGGTGTTATCCCGGATGGCTAGGCCCTGGCACGGTCGGTCTGACCTTCGTCATGGACGCGCGTGACGATCCCATTCCGTTGGCGGGCGATGTCGCAACCGTCCAGGCCTATGTCGATGCGCTGAGGCCTGTAACCGCCGCGCTCACCGTTTTTGCGCCTGCCACCGAAGACGTGAATTTCTCCATCTCGATCACGCCCGACACGCCCGCCATTCGCACGGCGATCGCGGACGAACTGGCCGACTTTTTCCGCCGCGAGGCCGAACCGGGCGGAACGCTTTACATCAGCCGCATGCGCGAGGTGATCAGCGCGGCCGAAGGCGAGTTTTCCCACGAACTGCTGGCGCCCACCGCCAACCCAACCGCCTCGGCCGGCGCAATGCTCAAGCTGGGCACGATCGGATGGCCGTAACCAGCCCGCGCGATGATGCCGCCTATGTGCGGCAGATGCGCGCGTTGCTTCCGCGCGGCGCAGCCTGGCGCTTTCCCTCAGGTGGCGTTTTCGCCGCGTTGCTGGGCGGTTTGGCGGCCGAGTTCGCGCGCATTGACCAGCGCGCGCTCGACTTGATCGAAGAGTCGGACCCTCGCACCGCGCTGGAGCTGCTGGGCGATTGGGAAACCATGGCGGGCTTGCCCGATGCGTGCACCGGCAGCCCCGATACGGCGGCCGAACGGCAAGTGGCGCTGCACCAGAAGGTGACATCCACCGGCGGCCAGTCGATCGCCTATTTCACAGAGCTTGCGCTCAAGCTGGGCTATGTGATCGAGATCGAGGAGCACCGGCCAGCCGCGATCGGGATGGACTGCGATGGCCTGCTTTATGGCGAGCCGTGGGCATTCGCCTGGACCGTTCATGTGCTGCCGTTCGACGGATACCTGGAAGGCGACCTGGACGTGGCCGTTGCCGAGATTGGCGACGACATCGGCGTTCGCCTGCGCGGGTGGGGTTCGCTGGACTTGGAGTGCGTGATCGCGCGCGCTCGGCCGGCCCACACCATCGTTCTTTTTACCTACGAGGTCGAGCCTGAGCCGGCCTTGTGGATCGACTTCACCGAGGCTTGAGGAGCTAGTATGCATCGGACTGATGGCGCCGGGAATGTTGCGGGCATGTTCAGTGCCGGCAATCCGGCTGTAGGGCAGCGGGCCACACAATTGACGGCCGACTGGTTCAACGATGTTCAGGAAAACCTCTGCCACGTGATCGAGGCGGCGGGCATCGAACTGGCAAAGGGCAATTACACCCAGCTTTATGACGCGCTCGTTGCGCTCAGTGCGTCGGCTGTGCCGGCCGGCACGATGGCGCCCTTTGCGGCCAACACTCCGCCGTCAGGGTGGCTCAAGTGCAATGGCGCGGCCATTTCGCGCACGACCTATGCCGCGCTGTTCGCGAAGATCGGCACGACCTGGGGCGCAGGCAATGGAACGACGACGTTCAACGTGCCTGATCTGCGCGGCGAGTTTCTGCGATATTGGGATGATGGGCGCGGGGTTGATGCCGGCCGTGCCTTCGCCAGCAGCCAGGCCGAGGATTTCAAGAGCCACACCCACGACGTTCCGGAAGGGCAGACGACGCTGGGAACGCCACAGCTTTACAGCTCGGGCGACGACTACACTGGCACCGTATTTCGCTACAGCACGTCGGGCGCCACGGGTGGCACTGAAACCCGGCCGCGCAACGTCGCTGTGCTGGCCATGATCAAGTATTGAGGAGCAGCACCCATGGATGCACCCATCGTCTACCACGCCGATCCTGTCACCGGTCTGCCTGTCGGCTCCAGCCCGGCCGATGCTTCGCCATTGGAGCCCGGCGAATGGCTGGTTCCCGCCCACGCGACGCTTGAGGCCCCGCCCAAGCTGCCGGCCGGCTTCGCTGCTGTGCTCCAGGATGGTGAATGGGTGCCTGTCGAGGATCATCGCGGCGAAAAGGTTTGGACAGCGGAAGGCCAGTATATCGAGATTGCCGAAATCGGGCCGCTGCCTGAAGGCGCATCGAGCACGATGCCCGACTCGGTGCGCGAGCAGCTTGAAGCCGATCGTGTGACCGCGCGACGCGCTCAGCGCGATCGCTTGCTGACGGCCTGCGACTGGACGCAGCTTGGCGACGCACCGCTGACCGCTGACAGCAAGGCGGCGTGGGTCGCTTATCGCCAGGCGCTGCGCGACCTGGACATGTCCGCGTCGGACTGGCCCACCAGGCCGGGGGATGCATGATGCCGACGCTGTCGATCAAGCAAATCGCCTATCTTGGCGGCGCCGGAGCGGCGATCGCCTTGGCAGTGACGGCTTGGGCCTATCGTGCAGAAGCCCAGCGCGCCGAGGCGAAGGCGCGCCAGGCGAGCGCCGAAACCTCAGTCTGGCGTGCCGCCACCGCCAATTGGCAGGCGGCAAGCAACACCAATCGCGCGAGCTACGACTTGGTGCATGGGGCTTTGCAGCAGCAGGCTCAAGCCGTGGCACTGATCCGGGCAACCGGCAGTGCGCGCGTTGCCCTGGGTGAGCAGGCATACGACGCGACATCACCGGCCGTAGAACGGCGTGAGGCGCTTGATGGTGCGATCAAGCCTACAAGTTCGGGTATTGCGGGCTGCCGGACCAGCGCAGCCACGATGGCACTAAGGGGTGAGCTGTGA